ATAAATCAAAAACTACATTGATATTTGATAATGAACCAAGAAACTGTCAAATAGCAAGAAGTATGGTAAAGTCTTTGCAAGATGGATGGAAGGTGGTTATCTGGCCAAATTCAATTGCTTGTAAAGATATAAATGACATGGTTCTAACCAGTATAAAAGATGCCCGGTTAGTTGAAATTATAAATAGGAATACATACTCTGGTCAGCGGGGTGAGTGGGAAGTGCACAGTTGGAAAAAAATTTAGGTATGAAAACTGTCCATCAACTAGGATTTGTAAAACTTCTAGATACAATGGGCAGTGATGAAGAAGTAGAAAACGCCGCAAGAATTAGTTATGGAGAAGGAACAAGAAAGGTAAGTCAAACGCGGAACCTTATCCGTTACCTACTGAGACACAAACACACCTCACCCTTTGAGATGTGCGAAGTTAAGTTCCATATAAAACTTCCCATATTCATTATGAGACAACTCGTAAGACACAGGACGGCAAACCTAAACGAGTATTCTGGGCGTTACTCAGTAATGAGTGATGAATTTTATCTGCCTGAGGGTGATTACCTCGCCAAACAATCTACAACAAATAAACAAGGTAGGGCGGAGCCACTACCAAATAAAGGTGCACTGCAGTTTGAATTTAATAGGATTTATGATAATGCTACTATGGCATACAATACTCTATTAGATGAAGACCTCACAAGAGAGTTAGCCAGGGCTGTATTGCCTGTAGCTAATTATACTGAATGTATTTGGAAAATTGACTTACATAATTTGTTTAATTTTCTAAAATTGAGGATGGATTCTCATGCACAAAGAGAAATACGAGATTATGCTGATGCAATGTACGAACTGATAAAACCAAAATTCCCACTATGTTGTGAGGCGTTTGAAGATTATATACAAGGAGCAACAACATTCTCAAAACAAGAAATGCATATGATTAAAGAAGTTTTAGAAGGTGCAGATGCAAAGGCTGCACTGACTAGAGTGTGTTACCCATTAGGAAAACGAGAAACCAAAGAATTTTTAGAAAAGTTAGGAGAATCAGAATGAGACTACCAACCATTTATCAAGAATACATCCACCTATCCAGATACGCTAGATGGGATTACGATTTGGGAAGAAGGGAAACATGGGATGAAACAGTTGGTAGATATTTTAACTTTTTTACGGAATGGTTGGAAGAAAAAAATGATTACAAGTTAGAGAACGGAGAACGAGTCGAACTAGAAAATGCAGTCAAAGAATTAAAAGTGATGCCTTCAATGAGATGTCTTATGACTGCAGGGCCAGCATTAGAAAAAGAAAATGTCGCTGGATATAATTGTGCTTATATTAAAGTCGATAGTCCAAGATCGTTTGATGAAATCCTTTATGTGTTGATGAATGGAACAGGAGTGGGGTTTTCTGTAGAACAAGAACACACTAATCAATTACCAGCAGTTCCAGATGAATTATATGATACTGATACTGTAGTAGTAGTTACAGATTCAAACTTGGATGGGCAAAGGCATTTAAAGAATTAGTATCATTATTGTATGGTGGTCTTATTCCAAAGTGGGATGTATCTAAAGTAAGAGAAGCCGGTGCACCCCTCAAGACCTTTGGTGGACGGGCATCGGGCCCAGCACCACTAGTAGATTTATTTAAATTTACAATAAATACTTTTAAGAACTCTTTAGGTAGAAAATTACATCCAGTAGAATGTCATGATATCGTATGTAAAACAGCAGAAATTGTGGTTGTTGGTGGTGTTCGCCGTAGTGCTCTTATCAGCCTGTCTAACCTCAATGACAGAGAGATGCGATTTGCAAAACATGGTGAGTGGTATACACATAATGTGCAACGAGCACTCGCAAACAACTCTGTTAACTATAAAGAAAAACCAGACGTTGGTACTTTCATGCGAGAGTGGCTCAGTCTCTACGATTCTAAATCGGGGGAACGAGGAATTTATAATGGTATGTCAGCCAAAAAAACTGTTGAACAATTAAATGAGAGATATAAAGATGAAGATGGAAAATTTATTACAAGACGAATTGCTAGAGAGGACTTTGGCACAAATCCATGCAGCGAGATCATTTTACGGTCACGAGAATTCTGTAACCTCTCAGAGTGCGTTGTCAGACGAGAAGACACTCGCGAATCTCTCAAAGAAAAAGTTAGAACTGCGGCTATCCTTGGAACATTTCAATCTACCCTTACCAATTTTAGATACCTTTCCAGAGAGTGGAAAAAGAACTGTGATGAAGAACGATTATTGGGAGTATCCCTCACAGGAATAATGGATAATCCTCTTACAAATGGATCTAAAAAAGGACTAGATAAATTATTAGAAGAACTTAGGAATGTTGCGTATGAAACAAATAAAGAGTGGGCAGACAAATTGGGAATTCCAGTTAGTGCAGCAATTACTTGCGTTAAACCAAGTGGTACTGTGTCTCAGCTTGTTGATTCCGCTTCTGGTATTCATGCCCGTCATAATCCTTATTATATTCGTACTGTAAGAGCAGACAATAAAGATCCCCTCTGTAAACTTATGAAAAATGTGGGATTTCCAAATGAGGTAGATGTGACAAAACCAGAACATACAACAGTATTTTCATTTCCAATGAAAACTCCAAAAGGAGCAGTTTGTCGTATGGATATGACTGCACTAGAACAACTAGAACTTTGGAAAGTTTATGCAGAAAGTTGGTGTGAACATAAACCATCTGTTACAATTTCCGTAAAGGAAGATGAGTGGGTTGAAGTAGCAGCTTGGGTGTATGATCATTTTGATTCTATTAGTGGTATATCATTTCTTCCATTTAGTGAGCATGCGTATCGTCAGGCACCATATCAAGACTGTACAGAGGAAGAGTACAAAGAAACCTTAAAGACTATGCCAAAAAATGTAAATTGGGCAGAGTTATCAAAATACGAATCACAAGACTATACCATAGCAAGTCAAGAAATGGCATGTACGGCAGGAGGATGTGAAATAATTTAACAAGGACTAGATGAAAAATTTAATCATCATAATTGTAACTACTGTAATCTTTGGAGGTTGTACAATTCATTTTGGGCCTTCCTCATCAGAACCAGAAAAGGAAATTAAAACTGAAGTAACGGAAACAAAAAAAGAAATTCTCAAACCCAAACCATGGCCCCAAGTGGAGAAGGAATTTTGGTATGCAAAATATTTTGTCACCATGGCTATGAATCCTCAAGTACAACAAATGTTGACACCAAGACAAGTATTTGAAGTGGTCAAATGTACAGTAGATGGATTTGAAAAAGACTATGAGTATGAACAGTTTGTGAAAGAGATTGGGGGAAATTTGAGACTTCCACCAAACTTGACTAAATACATCTACGATCTTTCATTTGTATGTTCACAAGAAGTAAAACGTAAAGCAGCAGAAGAACAAAGTAAAAAACCACTAACTTTAGAACAGTCTATTTAAATTATAATAAGGGAATTGATGCCTATAGATGTTAAGATAAATGAAGATGACTATATATTATATGAGATATTGTGCGATTACTGTGATGAAGAATATGTCATTAAATATAAAATGAACGATAAAAGTCCTAAACAGGCTATTGAATGTTGTCCTTTCTGCAGTAATCTGATTGAAGAACCTGCAGAGAGTATCATACATGATGAAGAAACTGGCTGGGATTGATTATTCACTAACATCACCGGCAATATGTATATGGAAAGAGACAAATGATAATAGACTGTTTAATTTTAATATGTGCACTATACATTATTTGGAAACTCCACAGCGACTCAAACGGGCCGCCCCACATGAAATTTTAAATTTGTGTGCACATGAATATCCAGAATGGGAAACAGAGGAACAAAGACATGATCTACTTTCAGATTGGGCTATGAGTATAACTAGTGGATGTCAAGTATTCATAGAAGGATATGCCTTTGCTACTTCTGGTAAATCTCATGTCCGTTCTGTTGCAGAAAATTCTGGACTACTCAAACACAAGATGTATAAAGCAAAACAAACTTTTACATCTGTACCCCCCTCAGTTATTAAAAAATATGCCACAGGTAAGGGTAATGCAAATAAAGATTTAATGTATGACGCATTTTCTAAAGAGTGTGTTACACCAGTAGACCTTCAGAAGACCCTTAGACCAAAATCAACTAAACTGACAAATCCTACAACTGATATTGTAGATTCTTATTGGATATGTAAATACGGCTGGAGAGAGCTTCTTGCATAAGAAAAATCATGAATCTAAGTCAAAAGATAACTTTCATCAACTCTTTGAAATTATGAATCAAAATACTCAAAGAAAGAGACAAAAGAGAGAGTGGTATCATAGAAATAAAGAAGCAGTTCTAGAACAACAAAAGAATAGTAAGAAGAAAAAGAAAAATCAGAAAGAGTGGTATGAGAAAAATAAAAAATTGTGTATAGCTAGGGCCAAAAGGTGGAATGAGGATAATCCTTCAGCAAGGAAGCTAATAATGGAAAGACATAAAACCAAAAATAACCCAAAAGGAGTATGGACAGATGGAAGTTGAACTTGATAATGATACAAGGAAAATGAGAATTATTAATTATCTAGATTATATGGATGATAAAAGTTTACAAGAAATAGCTGCAGCATTATATAATTTGTCTGTAAGAAGACGAGAAGTTAAAGAACGAAAGGAAATGATAGATGAGTCAGGAAAATAAATATGAGAAGTTGCCAAATAGTATGTATCCAAAGATTAGACAACAGGTGGTGGACAGAATAGCAACATTTGAAAAGGTTATCGAAGATCATGCTGTCGCACAGAAAGAAGCTCTAAAAATGATATATGAACAACTTGAAGAAGCAAAAAATGATTTGAAATATTTGGATGAAGTTAATTAAGGATGGAACATAAAAAAATAATATACGTTGATATTGACGGAACAATATGTGACACTCCATTTCAGCATAAGATTGATGACGCATCACAATATAGTAAAGCTACACCCCACTATGCTAGAATAGATGTTATTAATGACTTATATGATAAGGGACATATCATTACATATTGGACTGCAAGAGGATGTGTATCGGGGGATGACTTTACAGAACTCACTCGTAATCAATTAGAAGAGTGGGGATGTAAGTATCACCATTTAGAGGTGGGAACAAAGCCACATTTTGATATGTACATTTGTGATAAGTCATTTAATAGTGAATCATTTTTTCACTACAAAGAAAGTAGATTACCATGACAGGAGAAGAAGGTATGTTCAATATAAAATATTGTACATCTTGAAACTACTATCCTCAAGCAGCCAGTTTGTCTGCTCACATTAATAATAATGTCTTGGATACGTGCGGAATAGAGGGGGGCGAAAAGGGCCAGTTTGATATATTTCGTAATGGAGAACTGTTCCTCTCCAAAGAAGACATGGGCAGATTCCCCACAAAGGAAGATGTGGACGCTATGATAAAAGAATTAGAACCATTCTCAGAATAAAAAAACATTGACTTAGACCTTCCCAAACACCATTCAAAGACTTGACAAACATAAACATATAGTGTATAATAGCTATATAAGAAAGTTATCTATATCCTATTGGTATTCCTGTATGGTTTTTACACTATATTTCTGTGTAGACCCAATATAAGAACGACCAGACACTATACACAGCTAAAAATAGAAAGACAGTAAGAGGAATATGACATTCACAAAAACAGAAAGGAATAGATGAAAAAGCTATTGTTAATTTTTATAATGATAGCGACATGGATGGTTGTTGGGTGTGAAACAGTAAGACAAGTTAAGGCCGGTTGTTTTGGTCATTGGGTGGGACACACCGATGGATCTAGAAGCGGACATAAGAAAGGTACTATTTGGTCTAATCGACATAATGTTACACCTTATAGACAATGTGTGGATGAAAAAGCACCACATCTAGATTTAGAACGGAGGCCCTGGGGATGAGAATAGCATTACTGGTTTTTGTAATGTTATTTTTGAGTAGTTGTTCAAGCAACACAAATAATTGGCCAAGAGGTATGACACCATTTTTTGCAGAGTGTGAATACGATCAACACGGAGATGGTGTATATACAGATAAGGCTTGGGGTAAAAGAAAACAAAAGCCGTGTAGAACAGGCTGGAAATTTTACGATAGAGGCGAACCAACTTTAACAAACGATTAAAGGAATATTATGTTTAGATTTTTTACAAACAAAAAATGGTGGTTATGGTCTTGGCTTGGTTCAATGATTATTTTAGGATCACTTTGGGTTCAAGTAAAGATTGATGTAAAAATAAATGAATGGTTTGGTGTCTTTTATGACATGATTCAAAAAGCACTTGCTACACCAAATGCAGTTTCAATAGAAGAATATTTTGCAAGTTTATTTTCATTTATTACACTAGCAGGAATATATGTTGGACTCTATGTTGTAATAAGTTTTTTTACAGCTCACTATTTGTTTAGATGGCGTACAGCAATGGTTGAATGGTATCATAGTGTATATGATAAAGCCAGAACAATAGAAGGTGCATCGCAAAGAGTTCAAGAAGATACAATTAAATTTACCCGAATAATGGAAAGTTTAGGAACATCTTTAATTGAATCAGTTATGGTTTTAGTTCAGTTTATTCCTATATTATTTGGATTGTCAATGGGTATTCCAATATTCTTTTTTGGTGATTGGGAATATGGATTGATTACAGGTGCATTACTTTGGACAATAGGTGGTACTGTATTTTTAATTGGACTAGGGTGGATATTACGACTAGTTGGTATAGAATATGATATACAAGCAAAAGAAGCGGCATATAGAAAAATACTTGTTATTGCAGAAGATGATGGAACTGTTAGACCAAAGAAAATTGAAGAGTTTTTTGATGATGTTCGTAAAATTCATTTTTTAAGTTATATACGTTATCTGTATTTTAATGTTGGTCGAATGGCCTATTTACAAGCAAACGTATTATCCGCTTATGTATTCCTAGCACCAGCCATAGTTGCTGGAGTAATGACTCTAGGTGTAATGCAACAAATAATAAGAGCATTCGGTAGAGTAGAAGGATCAATGCAATATCTATTAAAAGCGTGGCCTACCATTATTGAATTAATGAGTGTGTTTAGGCGTTTAAGAGAATTTGAAGCTAAGTTAATAGAAAAGGAGAAAAACTAATGGCTGATCCCTTTAGTGAACAGATGGAAGCTCAACGAGAAGCTGCGATAGAAGAATGTCGAAAGTGGATAAGAGGTTGGGAAGCCGATCAACGAGAAATGGTACTTTGGATTTTGGAAGAAGAAGTACGACACGATAAGTTAATGGAATTTTCACACGAAGATGGTAGTAAAACCAAGCCGGAGAAATTAAACTAAAATGGATGATTTTAAAAAAATAGGTATTAAAAAAGGTAATAAGGAAGAGACAATAGAAGGGAGGACAGATAAGGTAATGGATTGGCTTTGGAGCCCAGAGGAAAAGAAAACAGTATTGGGTTTACTCAGGGGTAGAAAAATGAAGAAAGAATTGAAGGAACATCTGAAGGAAAAAGATGTAAAATGAAAGAAGAAAATAACAAGATTCAAATATTCATCAACAAAAAAGAAATGCCTTACAGTCACCAGAATATGATAAGAGCCATTAATAGTTTCTTTCCCTACTTAACAAATGATGAT